GCTCGACAATCTCGACCAACGCCTGGTGCCGATCGCCAGATCCAAGCTGCGCATCACGGCCGTGCAGTCGCCGGCCGACCCGCGCCTGTGGCTTAGGCCTGCGCACTGACCCTCCGGCTGCCGGCCCGAGGGCCGGTTTCCCGAGTGCCAGACGGCCTCGCCGCCCGAGGGCGGTTCAGACGGGAGACCATGATGAAGTTCAGTGAAGCTCTCGACCTCGCGCTGGCCGGACAGGCCATAGCCCGCGAGGGCAACTATGCCTATGACCGCATCTTCCTGGTGAAAGGCAGCATAGCCTCCACCCCACGCTCGATCGAGGATGCCCCCGAGCATTCCGCGGGAGAAACCAGCGATCTTCCGCTGAAGTATTTCGAGGCGGGCGACGAGAACACAGCGACGCGTTTGCCGCGCTTCGACGCCAAGGACTGCAACGGAAACACGGTCGTCGGTTGGACGCCCGAGCTGGTCGACATGCTTGCCGAGGACTGGGACCTCGCCGAGAACATCTCCATCCCCTTTGAACAAGAATTCGGCGCCGAGGAGGCGGCCTGACGCTCCGGCTTCCGGCCCTGGCGCCTGCCTCGGCCGGTCCCCCGAACGCCAGCCATTCAGAAGGCAACGGACAAATGGCTAATCTTCCGCAAGTTCCGCCCGACATTCCGCCCAGAGCCATGGCTTTGGCGGAGACGATCAACCGCGTTCTTCAGCTGGATCTGACAGAGCGTTCCATCCTGATCATGGGCGGCCTGATCGGTGAAGTCTTGATCGAGGAGCGGAACCACAACGCAATGCCCCCCGCCGCCCAGCCGCGCCTGGAACTCGAAGGTGGTGGCCGGCGGCCGAAGTTCTACTCGGACATTGAGGTGCGAGAGCACCTGATCCGCCTTCATCGCGAAGCCACGATCGCCCAGGCTCGCGCCTCGTGCCTCGATCGGTTCGGCCCGGAGCGTTGCCCCAGTTCGTCGGCGATCGGCCGGTTTTGGCTGCAGCTCGACACCGCACGCAGGCGCCGCTGAACATGGCCCGCACGAACGACCATCGCCAGACTGACTTCCTGGAGGCTTTCGAGCCGGCCGAGCAGCCGATCGAACCGCAGTTCGGCAGCCTCGACATAGCCGCCGAACTATGCGCGGCGCTGGCGCTCGCCATCAAGGAATGTCCGCTCAGCCGGGCGGAGATCGCGGCGCGAATGAGCGACCTGACCGGCAAGACCATCACGGAAGACATGCTGAACAAATGGACCTCAAAGGCCGGTGAAAACTGGCGCTTTCCGATGGAGTTCGCCCCGGCTTTCGAGGTCGCGACGGGCAGCCAGAACCTGATGCTGCTGATCGCCCGCAAGCGCGGCGTGCTGATCATGACGCCGAAGGAGGGCCGCGACGCGGAGATCGGTCGGGCCCAACGGGAAATCCGCGCGATGCAGCGCCGTCTGCGCCAACTGATGGGAGGAGTGGCATGACCACCACCGTCACAATCGGTCAGATCGCAGACGCACTAGGCATTGCCAAGCGATCGGCGGAACGGAGAGCCAATAAACTCGCTTGGAAATACGCTGAAGTCACTGTCTCGGGTGGCCAACAACGCCTGTACCCCGTTTCCGACTTACCATCCGAAGTTCGCGATGCGCTCGCTCGCCACCAGCTGATGAACCGCGCCGGCGTGCCGGCTGTCGCCTCCTCCAACTTGCCGGTTGAAACGGAGGCCGTCTCGACGCCGGCTGTGACACGGCTTTCCGAGGCTGAGCTCAAGAGTTGGCAGCGCAAGATCATGCTGGCCCGCCTGACGCTGGTTCGCGAGGCGGATAGACTGTCGCGGACGACGCCGAAGATGCGGGCGATCGAGATGATCGTCGAGGCGGGTAATGCCGGGAATCTGCCGGCCGAGCTGCAGCGTGCCGCCGAGGCGGCCAATGCCAGGCGGGGCGACAAGACGCCACTTTCGGTCACTTCGCTCCGGCGCTGGATCGATGATTTGCATGCTTCGGGCGGACAACCGATCGCCCTGGCGCCGGCACCGTCGCCGCGCGAGAAGCATCTGCCGCCGCCGTGGCTGGCCTATTTCCTGGACTTCTACGCACTGCCGTCAAAGCCTTCGGTGGCCGGGGCTGCCAAGGAGATGGCGAAGAAAAAACCAGGCGTGGCGCTGCCACCCCTCAGAACCATCCAGTTTCACATCTCGAAGATGCCGGCGATCGAACGGGCGCGAGGCCGGCTTGGCCCGCGAGCGCTGCGCCAGCTCAAGGCTTTCGTGCGCCGCGACATTTCCGATCTGTGGCCTACCGCCGTCTATGTCACCGATGGCCATACCCACCATCGGATGGTGGCACACCCGCTTACCGGCAAGCCCTTCAGGCCGGAGATTACGTCGACGATCGACGTGGTGACGCGCCGTGCCGTCGGCTGGTCGGTGGCGCTGTCGGAAGCCACCTTCGGCACGATCGACGCGTTGCGCCATGCCTTCACGACGTCGGGCGTGCCTGACATCTGGTACGTCGACAACGGAAGCGGCTTCAACAACCAGGTGCTCGACGACGGCCTCGTCGGCCTGTTGTCCCGTTTTGATGTCGAGAAGCACAACCGGCTTCCATACCGCTCACAGGCCGGCGGCGTCATCGAGCGGTTCCACCAAACCTGGATTTCGGCGGCGCGCAGCCAGTCCGGTTACGTCGGTGTCGACATGGACACCGAAGCCCGCAAGCGGTGGGATGACCGCGTGAAGGCCGACATCGAGGCGACCGGGACGAGCCCGCTGTTGATCTCCTGGGAAGCGTTTCTCACCGAGTGTCAGGGCGAGATCGACGACTACAACAACCGGCCGCATTCCAGCCTGCCGAAGGTATTCGACGCCGGTACCGGCCGCACACGGCACATGAGCCCGAACGAGGTTTGGAACAGCTGGCTCGCCAAGGGCTGGTCGCCCGACGTGGTCGAGGCTGACGACGCCGATTTCCGGCCGCAGGAAGTGCGCCAGGTGCGCCGCTGCGAGATCCAGTTGTTCACCAACCGGTATTTCTCCCTCGTGCTCGAGGAGTTCCACGAGCGCGATGTGCTGGTGGCCTACGACATCCATGACGCCTCGCGTGTCTGGGTATCGACGGTCGACCATCAGTTCATCTGCGAGGCGACGTTCTACGGCAACTCGGTCAGCTTCTTCCCACGTGCCGTCGTCGAGCAGGCCCACGAAAAGCGCGTCGAGAACCGCCTGAAGCGCGTCGATCGCAAGCGTCGCGCCGTGGAGGAGGAACGCGCGACGCCGGTGATCGAACTGGACGCGGTAAAGCGCGATCGCCTCGAAGCGATGATCGACGTGACGCCGATGATGCCGGCGCCGGTCGCCGAGGTGATCGCCATGCCGGCCGGACCGAAGCCCGGCGAGCGGCCGCGCTTCCAGACCGACCAGGACATGGCGGCCTGGCTCCTAGCCAATCCAGCCTCACTTACCGAGCGCGACCGGGCGCTGATGGCCGAGCGGATGCGCTCGTGGACGTTCCGCCAGCTCTGCGGAATGGCCGGCATCGACGTCGACGCGCTCGCCACCCTCATCAAATCCAGCCAAGGGGCTCAAAAATGAAACGAGATTTCGTGCCGCTGTCCAATACCACCGCGTTCATGGATTGCTATGCGCGGGTCGAAGAGCGCGGCGCGCCCGAGAACTGCTTCATGGTGGTCGACGGCAAGCCGGGCTACGGCAAATCGACGACGGCGCATTGGTTCGCGGTGCAGAACGACTTGCCATTCATTCGCGCCAAAAAGAACTGGCGGCCGACATGGATGCTGCGCGAGCTGCTGCAGACGATGCAGACGTCGCCCGGCACCAGCCACGAGGTGCTGTTCCAGCAGATCATCCAGGAGCTGGGCAAGCGATCGGCGATCGCCAGGCTTGCCGAACGGCCCTTCGCGTTGATCATCGACGAAGCCGATCACATCATCGGATCGTCAACGCTAATCGAAATGCTGCGCGACTTCACCGACCTGATCGAGGTGCCGATCATCCTGATCGGCATGGGCAAGATTGCCGCCGGCATCAAGCGCTACGACCAGGTCGCCTCGCGGGCCAGCGGCCATTTTGTCGAGTTCCAGCCGCTGTCTCTCGCCGATACCCGCACACTCGTCCAGCACTGCAGCGACGTCGAGGTCGATGACGATCTCATCCAGCTCCTGCATCGCCATGCCGAAGGATATGCGCGCGAAGTGATCGAGGGATTGGGGGCGATCGAGCGCGTCGGCAAGCGCCTCGACCGTCCGGTCACGATCTCAGACATGGCGGGTCAAACGCTGCTGACCGTGCGCTCGACCGGCACCAACCTCGTCCTGAGAGGCTGATATGGCCGGAGAATCCACACGCCAGATGCCGGTAGTGGAGGCGCTGAAAGGCGGCGCCTGCCTGACGACGGCCGCACTTGCGGAAGTTACCCGCCTGGAAGGACGCGACGTCGCCAAAGCCTGTAGCAGCCTCGTGTCGCGCGGCTGGATCGTGCGGCGCGAACGCGGTTGCTTCGAGCTTTCGGAGACCGGCCGCAAGGCGGTCACCGCCGGCGAGATCATCACCAGCGGCCCGACCAGGCCGCTCACTCAGGCCGAACCTCGTCGCCCGAGTCGGCGCACCGTCCGCGACAAGATGTGGGCGGCGATGCGCGTGCTGCAGAAGTTCCGGATCGCTGACCTGCAGACGATGGCCGGTGCGTCGCGCGACAACGCGCAGCGCTATGTCGGAGCCCTCGAAAGAACCGGATATCTTATCCGCCTTCGGCCCGAACCGGGCAGCGCGCCGACATCGAACGGCTTCCAGCGCTGGCTGCTCACCCGCAATAGCGGCCCGGCCGCGCCGGTCTATCGAGCAAAACCTGGCGATATCTACGACCGCAACACGAGCACCGCCTATCCGATCGGGGGTGCATCATGAACCGCGGCCCAATCCCCGGCCGCTCGAAGACCGACTTCGTGAGCGCGCTGCGCGCCCGCGTCTCCGAGCCGGAGGACTGGCTGTTGGTGCTCGCCGAGGAGGCGGGCCGCGTCGGCCTCAATACCCTGGCGATGCGGATCAAAGTCTCGGCCGGCACGTTGTCGCAAGTGCTGTCGGGAACCTACGGCGCCAAGCCGGACCGCGTCCGTGAGGCGGTGCGCGGAGCCCTCATGGGTGTAACCGTGACCTGTCCGGCTCTCCATCAGGACATCGGCCGCGAGGTTTGCATCAAGCACCAGCGGACGCCGCTTTCGACCGCCTCGCCATCGTCCGTGCGGCTTTATCACGCGTGCCGCAACGGCTGCCCGAATGCAACGATCGAAGGAGACCAGCCGTGATCGACCTGAAACTCAGCACCTGTCTCCGACAGGTGCGCGACCAGTTTGCGCCGCATTGCCTTACTGGCGTGACGCTGTTGCCTGAAACGACACGCGACCTCGTCTCGCTGCTGACCGTCTACGCGACGACCGCCGAGCGGCTTGAGGGTACGACGGTACCGAAGGGCAAGGGCGAAATCATCACCCTGCGGGGGGACGAGTATGCCCGCATGGTACCGGTTGAGATCGTCGGGGGTGTGTCATGACCGGGCGGATCGCGATCAAGACGGTGCTCGCCGTCGTGGCCAAGGTTACCGGCGTCAGTGAGGCCGAGATGCTCGGCTATGTGCGGAACAGGCGGGTTTCGCGCATCCGCCATGCCGCCATCTGGATGGCTAGGCGCCATTGCCCGCACCTGACGTGCGCCGAAATCGGTCGCCGCGTTGGCGGGCGCGATCACACCACCATCCTCAACTCCGTCAATCGGATCGAGTCCGAAGTGGCTGAGGTCGGCATGGATAGCGAGCTGATGCAGATCGAGCTTGTGCTCGAGTCCACGCGCAAGGCGCTTGCCGGGTTGTCGATCGACGACGACGATCTCGATCCGCTGGAAGTCGCCGGCCGAGCGATGACGGACCATGGCGTCTCCCGCCTTACGTTCGAGGAAATCCGTTGCCTCGCCGCCTACGTGATCCAGACGGACGGTGCCCCGAGCCCTGACGACGACCCCGCCACAGCGGTGATCGCCGTGCCGGCGCTGCCCGGCGGCGACGCGCTCGTCGGCGCTGCTCGCCACGTGGTCAAAGCCTACCGCGACTATCAGCAGGCACGCTACGGCCGAGGCGAGGCCACGACGTCCACCATCCTTTCCGCTGCGATCAACGATCTGCACGAGGCCTATCTCGATCTTGCCGCTCCAGCCGCTTTCAACCCCGCTTCGAACGCCCCTCGAAAGGAGGCCAATCATGCTTGACATCCCTGCCGGATACCGCCGCAACGCGGCCGGCGACCTGGTCGCCGAGGTCAACATCAAGCCCGAGCACAAGCTCGAAGACGAGCTGGTGACGAGGCTGGCCGGCCGGGCGGCCGAGCTGAGCGAGAAGTTGGCGGCTTTTCGGGCCGATGCCTTGGCGGAGATCAACGCCTACCGCGACCTGATCGCCGCCGAGTATGGCGCCAAGGTCAGCGCCGGCGGCAACATGACGTTGACGGCCTTCGACGGCTCCCTGCAGGTGCAATTGGCCGTCGCCAAGTCGATCACGTTCGGGCCGGAGCTGCAGGCCGCCAAGGCGCTGATCGACCAGTGCGTGACGCGCTGGAGCGAGGGCGCCAACGACAACCTGCGCACCCTGGTGTTCGACGCCTTCCAGACGGACCGGCAAGGCAAGATCAGCACCGACAAGGTGCTCGGCCTGCGCCGCCTGGCCATAGAGGACGAGGACTGGACGAAGGCCATGGAGGCGATCTCCAACGCCGTCCGCGTGACCGGCAGCAAGACCTACGTCCGCTTTTACCGCCGCACCGCCGCCGCGTTGGAGCCGATCGCCCTCGACCTCGCCAACGTGGGAGGCGCCGATGCTGCCGCCTGATGTCGAGCCCATCGAAGACACGGCCGGCCTGTCGCCGGAGTTCGACGGCGCCGGCGTGACGCTGGCGCTTTTCGCGGCCTTCAGCGGGTGTGTCGTCGGCATGCTGATCGGCGTTTTGATCGGGTTGGCGCTGTCATGAGCTACATCACCCACACCCGCAATGGCAGCTACTGCGATGTCTGCGGCACAGCCCTTTCGACCGAAGAGATCGAGTGGGAATGCTGCGATGTCTGCGGCGGCGAAGGCTTCGGCGACGAGGGCGATGACGCCTTCGATGATTACTTCCCCGACGAGCCGGCAAACCCAGCTGAGGCGACCAAGCCATGAGCTTCGCCTCTCGCTCACTCCCACCCGAATCCGAGGATCCGCCGCCCTCGCGGCGGGACCTCCTCCAGATGGAGCGCGACGTGCTCCTGAGACAGGTCCGTCCACGCGTGCGCTCCCACCATCAGGAGCGCATCCGCCGACAGATCGTGGCTCTCACCACAGAGATCATCAAAGAGGAGACGGAACATGGCCATTGCCTGCGCGGATGAGCTTCGGCGCCTGATCCAAGTCATCGACGATGAAATCGCAAAGCTGCCGCCACTCGGTAGCGGTTCATTTCGCACGCGATTTCACGAAGCGTCGGATGCAGCCGCGACGGCCATCGCTCAGCGCGAGGGTGGGAAGTTCCTGGTCACTTGGGACGGAGCCAAGCTGACCTTGGGCGGCATTCGATCCAGCTGCACCGCTGGTTCGCTCGGCGTCATGTCGAACTGGAAAGAGGCCGCCTTTCGATCGATCCAGAAGCAGATGGAAGCCGCATCATGACCGCGCTTGCCACCACCCAGCAGATCCGCGCCCTGCAGGCGAGCCGGCGCAGCGCCGGCATGGACGATGACGCCTGGCATGCGCGGCTCGAAGGCCGCTACGGCGTGACGTCGACCAAGCAGCTCACCATCGTCCAGGCACGCACCGAGCTGGACAGCCTCAGGGATCTGGCGCCGGAGCGCCGTCCGGACGGGCGGGCCAAGCTCTCCGGCCCCTTTGCCGGCAAGTTGCAGGCGCTGTGGATCGGCGCCTGGAACCTCGGCATCGTCCACGATCGCGACGACGCCGCGCTGATCGCCTTCGTGAGGCGGCAGACCGGCATCGAGCATGTGCGCTGGGTGCGGGACGCGGAGGATGCGGCCAAGGCGATCGAGGCGCTGAAGGGCTGGATGGCACGCGAGGCCGACGTGGACTGGACGGCCGCGAAAACTGCACCCGCTTGGTACAACAGCCCGCAATACCGGGTGGTGATGGCCCAATGGCGCATTCTCTGCGCCCTCGACCGGAAGCGGCCGGAGCCCAGGTGGAGCCTGTTC